ATTAGGGGCAACAGCCAGTTTAGGCATTGTCTTTGAAACACAGAACGGTGTTTCTGGTACAGCAACTTTAGGTAGTTTCTTTACCACGAACACAATGGGTGGAATGACATCATCGTTGGGCACGAGCAGTGTGACGGGCGATGCTAACATCACAGTAACAGGTTTAGCCGCTACAGGTTCAATCTCTTCTCGTGGTGTTTTAATATGGGGAGAAATAATACCTGCGCCGGGGACAACGTATACCACAATAGTCCCGTCGCCGGGGACAACGTATACAGAAATAGTAGTAAGGTGATTTAGATGGCTAGTACCTTTGTAAATGATCTCCGACTAGAGGAGATGGCAACTGGAGAAAACTCAGGGACGTGGGGTACGAAGACAAACACCAACCTTGAGTTAATCGGTGAAGCACTGGGCTTTGGCACAGAAGCAATCACTACAAACGCAGACACACATACAAGCACAATTGCAGACGGCTCTACTGATCCAGTTCGTGCGATGTTCGTTAAGTACACCGGAACGTTAGATTCAGCGTGTACTATCACAATAGCTCCAAACACTTTAAGTCGCGTACACATTATTGAAAACGCAACCAGTGGCTCTCAGAATATAATTATTAAGCAAGGTTCTGGAGCAACCGTCACCATACCAAACGGCATGGCATCTATTGTTTATTTAGATGGTGCTGGTAGCGGTGCAGCAGTCGTAGATGCACTGACTGATTTAAATATTGCTGGTACTTTCAACGCAGCCAGTGACATTGTTTCTGCTGGCACAATACAGGCAACGGGTGACACAGCAGCAGGAGATGGAGCCGCTATGGGCTTCACTTCCACAGAAGGCTTGATTCTGACAGGTCAAGGGTCAACTAACGATGTCACCATTAAAAATGACGCAGATGCTGACGTATTAGAAATACCAACAGGCACAACGAATGTTACTGTCGCTGGAGATATTACAGCGGCAGGAACTCTTTTAGCCACTGGCGATACAGCGGCAGGAGATGCAGCCGCAATCGGATTTGCATCAGCAGATGGCATTGTCATAACAGGTCAAGGGTCAACTAACGATGTTAGTGTCAAAAATGATGCTGACACTACTGTCATAGCTATACCAACAGGAACAGATGACGTTGAATTTACAGATGACGTAAAACTTAAATCTGACTCTGCCGTGTTGTCTTTTGGTGCAGATGGCGATGTCACTCTGACCCATGCGGCTGATACCAGTTTGACCTGTAACGTCTTGATGGCAGCAACGACCTTTGAGCCAAGCGGTGACACAGCCGCTGGTGACAACGCAGCAATTGGCTTCACATCAGCAGAGGGGTTAATCCTTACTGGTCAGGGTTCCACCAACGATGTCACTGTTAAAAACGATGCAGATGCAGATGTTATTAAAGTGCCAACGGGAACTACTAATGTTGAGGTCGTGGGCAACCTGACGGTTGGTGGAACACTTAGCGGAGTGACCACTGGAAAAGTTTTACAAGTGGTTCAAGCTATTGAACAGCGTAGTTCTAATGCAAGTTCTTCCGCAACGTCCTATACAAATGTAACAGGACTTACGTGTTCTATAACTCCTAGTGCATCGAGTTCCAAGATACTTGTACAAGCAAGTTTCTATGTGCATACGCAATCTCAGAACTATTCAGATATTACCTTGTTTAGAGACAGCACTAACTTAGCCACAATGACGGAGGCTAGGTTCTTAAATCAAAGAGGCGATGGAGATACTGATAATTCAAACAATGGTTTTGGTTTTTTCGGCATGGTGACACTACAGATACTAGACTCACCCAGTTCGACTTCTGAGCTTGACTACACCTTCCAATCTAAACGGGGTGACCCACAAAACAACAGCATATTTTTTCTGAGTGGGGGAGTAAACTCAATCATTTGTACAGAAATTGCTGGATAATGGAGAACATTATGGCAAGTGTTGAAGACGCTTTATTTGCTTTAGGAATAACAGAGTGGGTTCTCCGTGGAGAACCCACAAGCGAAGCAGAGTTCAATACCATGTTTCGCAAAATTACCAGTGTAGATTCTAGTGGAAGAGGTGTTGAGTCTGCTACTACGTCAGACTTTGGCGTAACGTGGTCACAGATTACAGACAAACAGACAGAACTCAATAACGCCGCACCGATGGCAGAGTTACGCAGACAAAGAGATGCAAAGATTGCTGCCACGGATTTTTATGCTTTATCTGATGTGAACATGAGTGACGCTTGGAAAACATACCGGCAGAGTCTAAGAGATTTACCAGCTAATTCTTCTCCTAGTTTAGATTCTAGCGGAGCTTTGACTAATGTAACGTGGCCCACAAAGCCAAGTTAAATATATCTTCAAAAGAGCGTCAAAAGAAAAAACGAGAAGAGAGCCTTAGAGATTTGACAACATGGTTGCGAGAAAGAAACAAAGACAAAGACAAATACCAGCTTTCACAAGTTTTGACAGATCGGCTTTCAAATCTAAAAAACCGGATGAAATCTGATGCCCTTAACTAAACTTGCTTTCAGACCAGGAATCCAGAAAGAGATTACCTCGTACTCTAACGAGGGAGGCTGGAACGACTGCGATAAGGTCAGGTTTCGTGCAGGGTTTGCTGAAAAAATAGGAGGCTGGCAGAAGTTTGCGACAAACTCGTATCTTGGCACAGCCAGAGCATTACACGCTTTTGTTGCGCTAGATAAGAGCCGTTACTTAGGTGTTGGTACAAACAAAAAGTATTACGTTCACGAAGGTGGTGCTTTCTTCGATATCACTCCGATTCGCTTAACAACTGCCGCTGGAGATGCAACCTTTGCCGCTACAAACGGATCGTCAACTATCACAGTAACTGAAAACGGACATGGAGCGATTGCTGGTGATTTTGTAACTTTTAGTGGTGCCGCAAGTCTTGGTGGTAACATTACAGCCAACGTACTTAACCAAGAGTATGAAATACAAACGGTTACAGACAGTAATGTTTACACGATCACAGCACGATCAGAATCTACAACAATATCCTCAATTACTGATGACGGTGCGATCAATCGAACGGCTGTCACAGCAAATGCTTCTGACTCTGGCAACGGTGGTAGCTCTGTTGTTGCGACATATCAAATTAATGCAGGTCTGGACACCAGTGTCATGGGTGTGGGCTGGGGCGCAGGAACATGGGGTCGTAGTACTTGGAACGGTGATGCAGACATTACGGTTACATCCTCCATCCTTCGTATTTGGACACACGATAATTTTGGTGAAGACCTGATTATCAATGTCCGTGATGGCGACATTTTTTACTGGGACACCAGCGCAGGAACCAGCACCCGATCAGTTAAACTGTCTGACAGGACAAACGCAGATGCTGGCACACCTACTATAGCCAAGCAAGTTATTGTTTCTGACGTAGACCGGCACGTCATTTGTTTTGGTTGTGACGCTGTAGGTGCAATCGGCACACAAGACCCACTGTTGATACGATTCAGCAGTCAGGAAGACCCAACAACTTGGATACCATCAGCAACAAATACTGCCGGTGATCTACGCATAGGCTCTGGGTCAGAGATTATAGCAGCCGTAGAAACCAGACAGCAGATACTGGTAATTACTGACGTATCTGTTCACAGTATGCAGTTCCTTGGCCCACCGTTCACCTTTGGTGTGCAGATGATTTCTGAAAATATTACCATCCGTAGTCCACAAGCCGCAGTCGCTGTAGACGACACGGTCTTTTGGATGGGTGTGCAAGAGTTTTATGTGTACAACGGATCAGTTAAAAAGCTACCGTGTTCTGTAAAAGACCATGTATTCAGTGACTTCAACACTGACCAAGCAGAAAAAGTAGTCGCAGGAGTTAACTCCAGTTTTGGCGAAATATGGTGGTTCTATCCATCAGCAAATTCTACCGAAAACGATAAATACGTTATCTATAACTATGAACAACAGATCTGGTATATCGGTAGTCTGACACGCACAGCTTGGCTAGATCGTGGTATCAACGACTTTCCGATTGCAGCACACTCTGATAATTATTTATACAACCATGAGTTTGGTTTTGATGACGGTAGCACTGACGGTGCAATATCCGCGCACATTGAATCAAGTCAGATGGACATACAGGATGGCGACGGGTTCCTGTTTATAAGACGGATATTGCCTGATTTGACGTTCCGAACTTCTACAGGTGCCGGTAGCGATAATCCAGCAGCTAATTTTATTTTAAAAGCTCGTAATTTTCCCGGCACAAATTATGGTGATCCTGAAACTGGCGGTGTGACTCAGACATCAACCAGCCCAATTGAGCAGTTTACCGATCAGGTGCATGTGCGATTGCGTGGACGGTCTTTTGCTTTGCGGGTAGAAAGTACAGCAGAAGGTGTTGGCTGGCGGTTGGGTAGTCCGCGTGTTGATATTAGACCGGATGGCAGACGATGAGTAAAATTACAAATGTTCGATTACCTAACGCTGTTTCTTCAGGCTATAGCCCAGAACAGATGAATCAGCTTATTCGTTCTCTAGAGCAGATTATTCTACAATTAAATGCAACATACACAGCAGTTACCTCGGAGGATAAAGATCAGGCTCAAACCTGGTTTTTTGGTA